TTTTCGATTGAATCAATCGAACAAACCTTCAACGGTCAAGCCGATTTTGGTCGCCGTGTCACCTGCATCATCTCCAGAAATGGTGATCTTGCTTACAGAACCTACTTACAGGTCACTTTACCTGAAATCAACCAATTGATGGGCAACTCATCCACCTTATCCTCAGGTGCTCACTCAGTCTATGCTCGTTGGTTAGATTTCCCTGGTGAGCAATTAATCGCCCAAGTTGAAGTTGAAATTGGTGGTCAACGCATTGACCGTCAATACGGTGATTGGATGCACATCTGGAACCAACTTACCATGACCTCCGAACAACAACGTGGATACTTCAAGATGATTGGTAACACCACCCAATTAACCTTCATCACTGACCCATCCTTCGCTGATGTTGATGGTCCTTGTGACTCCACCGCACCTCGTCAAGTGTGCGCTCCTCGTAACGCTTTACCAGAGACTACCTTGTATGTTCCATTACAATTTTGGTTTTGCACCAATCCCGGTCTCGCGTTACCTTTAATCGCCTTAAAATCTGTAGGGCAGAAAAGTATCCAACCTAAAGTATCCGAGCAATGCTTTAGGGAAAAATTGTTGTGGTCTCGGGACAATGAAAATTGTCAATCCCAGATGCTAGTCAGTTGCTATTGAATCGCAACTGGCAACATATCCAAATTGCGGGAAACTCTTAAAGATGTAAAAATAAAATTGATTAAAAATAAAGTGTATATATTAAATATAAATAGTACAATGGAAATCGAAGAAAATCATAATACAATAATTGAAAAAACATGTAGTAAATGTAAATTAATAAAAACGATTGATTCTTTTACAAAAGATAAAACTAAAAAAGATGGTGTACGAAGTCAATGTAAAAATTGTGTAAGTATATATTCAAAACAGTTTTGTTTGGAAAATAAAGAAAAAATTAAACAAAGAAAAGCTGAATATAGAAGTAATCCGGAAGTAAAAGAAAAAGAGAAACAAAAATACAAAGAATATTATCATCGTCCTGAAGTAAAACAAAGATATGAAGAATATAGAAATAAACCAGAAATAAAAGAAAGACATAAAGAATATTTAAATCAACCAGAAGTAAAAGAAAAGGAGAAACTAAGATTAAAACAAAATTCGACCAAAAGAAAAGAAGTTTTAAAAGAAAGATATAAAAATGATGAAAACTTTCAATTGGTTTCAATTATTAGAAGCAGATTAAGCAAGGCATTAAAAAGAAACAAAAACAAATCTTCTATTGAGTATCTTGGTTGTGATATAGAATTTCTTAAAAAATGGTTAGAATTTAGGTTTGATGAAAATATGAATTGGGATAATTTAGGTAGTTATTGGCATATAGATCATATATTACCTATTAATCGATTCAATTTAATAAATGACAATGATAAAATGATTTGTTTCCATTGGACTAATTTACAACCACTTACTTCTACTGAAAATTTACAAAAAAAAGACAAACTACTACTACACTACTATTTTAATAATATCGTGAATATAACACGCTTTAATTCACAAAATAATCAATTTTTAGGGTACCAAATCGTAAATGAAAGTTTGCGATGGCTGAGATTAGAACTCAGGTATGGTAAAAATCCCTCGTATGATAATACCGAAAAGGTATTTGAAATAGACAATCCGCAGCCAAGCCTCTAATTCCATTATGATAAGGATATGAGGACGGTTCAACGACTAAATGGTTATGGGTCTGAGAAGTCTAATCAACTTCGTAGAAGACTTAAGATATAGTCTAGTCCCTGGCTAAGTTCTCATTTATGTAACAAGTTAATCGCAATGAGAATGCCAATAAATACTTCGAAAGAAGGGGTATAAGTGGTTCGTACAGTACCACGAAGTCAAGATTAACCTTGATTTACGTCCAATTGATGAATGTTTATGGGCTGTTACTTCATTAAGTTGCAACACCACCCAAAACCCAAAACAAGGTCCATATGCCAACACTGCCTCCAACCAATACCAAGTTGGAACCCCAGTCACTGCCACCATCGCATACAACCAATCCCTTGTTGCTGCTTCCTTATACGTTGATTATGTCTTCTTAGATACTGATGAACGCAGAAGATTCGCACAAAATCCTCATGAATACTTAATTACCCAATTACAATTCACTGGTGATGAATCCGTAGGTTCCTCATCCAACAAAATCAAGTTGAACTTCAACCACCCTGTTAAGGAATTAATCTGGGTCGTCCAACCTGATCAAAACGTAGATTACTGTTCATCCCTTTTATGTGATGCCACTTTATTCAAGGTATTGGGTGCCCAACCATTCAACTACACTGATGCCATCGATGCCCTTCCAAACGCTATCCACGCCTTTGGAGGTCCTGATGCCACTGCTGGTTCTGGTGCTTTCATTGATGCTCGTGGTTTATTCCAAGATGCTGGTGCTCTTGATGCTTCCATCCCTGATGGATTCACCGGATACTGGCACGGAGGTGTTAACAACAACGCATACAATGAGACCAACTTTGGAGGCTCTGCTGTCCCATTAAATCCTAATGTTGACAACGTTGCCGCTCTTGCTGCTCTTGGTTTAACTACCTCCGATTTCGGTGGTAAGGGACACAACGAAGGCTCAACTGTATCTGATGCTGGTACCTTCGTATTATCCGAAACCTCATTGGACATGCATTGTTGGGGACAAAACCCAGTTGTTGTTGCCAAATTACAACTTAACGGACAAGATCGTTTCTCTGAGCGTGAAGGTTCATACTTCTCATGGGTACAACCATACCAAGCACACACTCGTTGCCCTGATGAAGGTATTAACGTGTACTCATTTGCTCTTCGCCCAGAAGAACATCAACCAAGCGGCACATGCAACTTCTCCAGAATTGATAACGCTACTCTTCAATTAGTTCTTTCCAACGCAACCGTTGAGGGCACCAGAACCGCAAAGGTTCGAGTGTACGCCACCAACTATAACGTGCTAAGAATCATGTCGGGCATTACGACCACCTGTGCCCAACAGTTGGCTGCCATATTAGATATTTGCTTCCTAATATGGATAAACAGTGTAAAGCAAATATACATTCAACAACAACAGAATGTATTATATAACCAGCTAGTCTTTGTTTGACTATTTAGTCACACGAAGGCAACATTTCTAAAATGCAGGAACATCCTTACAGCCTTTTCTACTACTTCATTATGTGAAAACATTTTGAATACCCAGGGTAATGACCTCGGGCATAGTAACAACGAAAAGGATTGGACAATCCGCAGCCAAGCCCCTAACCGCGATAGAGCAAGCGTATGGGGAAGGTTCAGAGACTATAATGGAATGGGTCTGAGAAAACTAGCAATTTTCAATGATGACTTAAGGGATAGTCCATGTTCTTTATGAAAGTAAAGAATAATACCACTGGGGTGGGTTAGCATATAGTAATTAAAAAAATAATCTATATTTTTGTTACTGTTTACATGTCATTTTTTTAATATAAAATAAATAAAATTATTACCTTCTGAAATTTGGAAGGCAATAATTAAAATAAAATTGAAAATAATTTAAACATAACAGTATATGCTACAATATATAATGGAAACAATCAAAGAAAATAATTTATATCTTTTCGATAAATTCAAAAAAGAACCACCACACCCATCATATATTTCTGGGTTTATTGACGGAGATGGATGTATTTTTATTCGTAAAATAAAAGACGGTTATCAATCTGGAATATCAATAACACAGTGTAGAACAAATATTTTACAAATAATTCGTTATCATTTTGGAGGAAATGTCACTACAACAAAAAACAGAAATAATTTTGAAGATATAATGAATGATTGTTATTATGACAAGTATAATAAAAGAAATCAGTTTAATTTAATAATTAGAAGTAATGAATATCAATTACTTCTTGAATATATAAAAAATAGTATAATAATCAAAAAAACACAAATAAACGCTTTATATGAATTCAATAAAATAATTAATAAACAAAATGTAAATGTAGAAAAAGAAAAATTATTTGAAATTTGTAAAAATAATAATGTATTTACAAACGAAAACAATACAAACAATCTAAATATTGAATATATATCTGGTTTATTTGATGCGGAAGGTTGTTTGTTTATCAACAAAAATTGTAAAAAATATTATATATCAATAACACAATCAAAATACCCTTATATTTTATATAAAATAAAAGACTTTCTTAATTTTGGTGTTATTGATAAAGAAAATAAATACAAAATTTATTCCAAAGAAAATTGTTTGAAATTTATAGAATATACAAAAAAATATTTGATAGTGAAATATAATCAAGCATGCGCGTTTGAAAGATTCTTAAATACAGATGATTTGATTATAAAAGAAGAAATGTATAAAATATGTAACGAAGAAAAACATAAAACAGAAATTTTTAGTGATTTAAATCAAAATCATGAAGGGAAAGAAGGATATTTTGAAACATTAAAAATAAGAGAATTAAAAAAAAATATTTGTAAAGAAATTCAAAAAAAAGAAATATATAAACTGAAATCTATAAAAATGATGGGAGAAGGAAATCATAATTACGGAAAAGAAAAATCGGTAGAAACAAGGAAAAAAATGTCGACATCAATTCGTGATTCAAAAAATGGGGTAAGTGATGAAATCATTACATCTGTTAGGAAAATGATTGAAGAAGGAAAACCAAATATTGTAATTCAAGAATTAATGAATTTACCGAGACATACTGTATCAAGAATAAAAAATGGAAATTTAGTTTGTCGAAATGAAAATAAGTTAATAAAAACAACTACACAAACTGAAAGAAACATTAAAAAAAGAAAAATAATGATTGATGAAATATTAATAGTAATAGATAAAATAATAGAAGGAAACTCCCCTATAAAAATTTTAAATGAATTATGTGAAAAAAACAAAAATATTACAATTGATATCGTAAAAAATATAAAAAAACAAATATGTCAAAACAAAATACCTTTTTATGATTTTGAAATTTCAAAAGAAAATTATGAAAAATATAAAAATATAATTCAAGAATATAATGAAATAAATAAATATAACTATGTATAACATGGATAAAATTCAATATAATGAAAAAAAACAAGAACGACGAGAGAAAAAACGGAAAGAAAAACGATCAATTGATGCAGAAGAAGTTATTTTTATTTTTGAGAAAGTTTTAGAAGAATGGAAAACAATAAAAATATTTAACACATTAATTCAAAAAAACCCGAATTCTTTCATTGATAAAAAAAAAGTAGAAACAATATCAAAAGGAAATTGTAAACTATTTCCAAGTGAATTATCAGAAGAAAGATATAAATATTATTGTGAAATTAGAGAAAAAGTATATTCTTATTGGATTTCTAAAAAAGAGAAACTACACCTATAACCCCAAAAAACTTTTGTCGTAATCTGTAATCATTTTAATGTATGTTTGGTAATGCATCAGGTTCGTCGATGTTTTATCAATATTCAACAACAATTTCAAATAATACACGATTTCATAGTTTTTTCCTTCAAGAATAAGAATAACACCTACCAATTTATGAACAAGTTGTCGTATTTCTGGAATACTTTTTTCATGCGCCAGTTTACCAACAATTTCATTATAATCGCAGCGGATAGTCTCCATGATGTCATTATATAATTCCATATTATTATCACATATTTCTTCAAAAATATATTTATTTATTGAATACATATATTTATTACCCCGACTATCTTTATTACCAATTTATTTATCTACTAATATTTCCTTGGCGACTGCCCGAATGATTTTATTGTAATTCTTTTGGGCTTTTTCTTTATCAGTTTCACCTAAGCTCTGGTCAATCAACTTAGTATACAAGTCGCTCTTTTTATGATTGGGGTCCTTATATTCCGGATTAGCTTTTGCCCAAAGAGACATTTGCTTGACATTCTTGTGTTCAATCGCCTTGATGGCTTTTATCATTTGCTGTTTATCATCATCTTTATGCCATGTATCGTTGTTCTTAATATGAATGACCTCCCTCTTTAGGTCACTACAATGAATCGGTCGTTTGCTTATATATAAATAGTTCAATCCCTTGATTAAAATATTACTAATACCACCGCAATACCCAAGTGGTCCAAAATTTTCAAAATCAGTCAAGGTTAATATCAAGGATTCTAAAAAGTCGCTTAAATTCAACGCATCTTTACAAGTCTCATTCAAAAAGACGTTCAAGTTGAATTTGTTATTGTTTTGAGTATTTATAATATTGGTTGTCCCTACCCCCATTTCTAAAATCTTTTTTTGTTGTTCGATAATCAGTTCTTTCAATTCTTTATTTTCTTTAAGTTGTTCTTGGAACAAATTAATTAATACGTCCATTTGGCCATTTGGTTGAATCTCAATCTCATTTATAACCGGGGTAACATCGTTTTTTTCAATATCATTATCGTCATAGTTTTCGTCATTGTTTTCTTCATTTGTTTCTTTATTTATGTTAATTAAACATTTCTTATGATGTTTCCATAAACCACTGTTATTTTTATATTTCTTACCACATTTACATGTGTATTCTTGAATTTGCCACTTTTTGCCACTTTTGATTTCCATTTCATTTCCATTTATTTCCATGACATGCTTTGATGTAAGTAAATGTTTATCCCAATTATATTTTTTACAGCATGTATAATCACATACGTCACAATGATAATTTTTTGCCACTTTTTTGCCACTAAATGCCACTAAATTATTTCCTAAAGTTTCCATATTTTATAAAAAGAAAAAAGTTTAAACCCTTTTTATAATAAACATAAAAATTATGCTCACAAAATTATGCTCTCATGTGTTTTACCTAGGAAATTCCAAGAGAGCTTTATGCTTTAAAATGACCAAAAAACCTCTGTTTTTCATCAAAATACTGGCATTTTTGAAAAATGGACATACCAAAAATGTCCATTTTTGATTTTTCCATTTACTTTTGTTTGAAAATTAGAAATTTTAGAATCTATATTCTTCGAATATTTTGAATAAAAACAAGTAAAATCAAAACTTTTTATTCGAACACCCATTTTCTCTCAAACATGTATATTTTGAAAATAAAAATGTAAAGAAAAGTATAGATATAAATAAATGAAAATAGCATTATGCTTTTTAATTAGTTACAATCACGAGGTGAATAAGGAACATATATGGAGAGAATGGATAGAATACAACAAGGATATAATCAATGTATATTTTCATTACAAAGACATCAATATGGTGAGGTCATCTTGGATAAAAGAACACGCGATACCTAGGGAATACATAGTTGAAACCTCTTATTATCATGTAGTGAATGCTTATTTGTCGACCGCATATTACGCCATATTACATGACAAGGAAAACACCCAATTCTGCTTTTTAACCGAGGCATGTGCGCCGATTATGCCGCCCGTCAAATTTAGGGAAATCTTTATGAAAAACCACGACAAAAGCATCATGGGGTGGAAACCAGCGTGGTGGAACCCGAAACTACATAAACGAGCCAATTTGCGTCTGTTGGCACCCGAATTTAGACTCGCAAATGAACCATGGTTTATTTTGAATAAACAAGACATCAATCATTGCCTACTGTATTCGAAGGTGAATCGCAATATATTTAAATTAATATGTAATGGAGGTTTAGCCAACGAAAGCATTTTTGCCATCATTTTGTATTCGATGGGAACACTTGGTGACGTCGTTAACGAAATCACTCATTGCGTCGATTGGAATAGACGAAGTAGTCCTACGAGTCCATATGTGTTTAAACACGGTACTCCCCAAGATGTAGAATATATTGACAAATTTATCAAAGAAAACAAGTATAGTATGTTTTTGAGAAAGGTTTCACATGAATTTCCAGATGAAATTCTTTTTAGATTTTTATATCAATGAGAGAAACCAAATATTTTATTTGTAATATATATAACTAGTAAAAATATGAATGAAGGAAAAGATTGGAAAGTTGAGGATGTTAATACTGATAGTGATAGCGATAGTGAAGTACGCGCGGATGATGAATACTCAACATCCTCGTCGTCCAGATCATCGTCGAATTCATATATGAATTTAGAAGACACTATAAAAAATGATACAACCAATAAAGTTAATATAGATATTTCAAATATACAACAACTAGATAATGATGAGATAAGTATATGTATAAAAAAAATTAAACAACGCCACGAATATTTAATAAGACAAATAACAAATTTTTTAAATAAGAAGAGTCTTTTAAAACCTAAAGAATATGAAAATTTATTGATAAAAATTATAAAAAGAGGGTTTTATATACCAAAAGATATTTTAGAGGAAATGGAAAAATGTCAGCCTTTAAATGACGACTATTGTAAAGTAATTACTAATCTAATAGAGGAATATAATAAATTATTGGTCAATAAAAATTTATTGATTGATATTAAAACATTTAACGGTGGAAAAAGAGATACCAGAAAAATAAAAAAAACAAATAAGAAAACCAAGAAATTTCATGGAAAAATCCGCAAACATAAAAAATCGCGAAAAACCAGGAAATTCCAAACCGCCATAAAAAAGAAACGTTAATTTAGAAAAAACAATATAAACAGGTTTTCATATTGTTTTTATATTATAAAATGTCGCAATTACAGTTGAATGTAAAATACCTATGCGAAGACGCTTGTGAACCGCTATATGGCTCAGATTATGCCGCCGGTATGGATGTATTTTCAGCAGTTGATGAATCCATCCCTCCCAGAACACGAAAACTGATCGGCACAGGTATTTCCGTTTCATGGAAAGGCTGTGACGCAGAACACTACTATCTTCGTGTCGCGCCACGCTCAGGATTAGCCACCAAGTCCAGCGTAGATGTCAGCGCAGGGGTAATAGATTATGATTACCGCGGTGAAGTATTTGTTTTACTTGTGAATAATCACAACGAAAACACATTTGAAGTGAAAAAAGGCGATAAAATTGCGCAATTAATTATGGAAAAAATAAATCGTCCAATCATAGGAGTCGTCACTGAACATACTGAAACCAAACGCGGTTCTGGCGGTTTCGGGTCAACCGATGTGCCAAAAAACGATGCATTCGTTCATAATAAATTTTATTGACTAGAAGACCCACTTAACACTTCCATCTATTACCACAATCAATACAGGTAACAAATGTAGTCATCGGTTCATCCGCCGACCGGGTCTGCATTTGATAATAAGTACATTTTTTTGAACGACATTTACGACAAGTGAAAGTATCTGTCGCAGCCTCCATGGTAGTCTCATATTTACTCTTGTCGCGTTTTATTTTTGCTTGAATAAGAGTTTCCCATTTCACTGGGTTCATTTCTTGATGAGTCATAAAGGCAATCGTGTGCGCTTTCATTTGTCCACTGGTTATTTGCCCCAATAATTCGGGGTTTTTCAAATTGAAATAAATACTACGCAGACGGTCGACATATATTTGAACTAAATAGGGATTGTCCCATTTCTTCACGACTTTACGATTGGTCGCCTCTTTTAAACAATAATTATAAATTCCTTTTTCCAGGTTTTCGGTTTTTTTCTCATTTTGAATCACCGCGTTTATTTTTGAACGAATATTTTTACGAAA